GACAATCTATATAAGGATACAAAATACTCCTGCGTATAGAAGTATTACTGCCTATATATATGCCTTTCTCCTTAACACCTAGAAAAGTCATGCTCGGTGGTAAGGGAAAGTCTGGCGATCCATTATATTGAGGTACCACATCGGATATTAATGATAGATTACTAAAAACCTCGTCAAAATCTTCTTTAAAGAATATTGAAGAAAAGCCTTGTCCGTTGAGTTGTCTTCCTGCAACGTGCATTCCAAATATCTTTGCTTGACAATTCGGATTGGAAATAGTGAATACTGCTCCACAGTCTCCACCGGTGGTGGCACACGAGTATGTAAAAGATCTAGCTATATTAAAATCTCCAAAAGTGTGATCCACCACATGCAAATCACCATGTTTAGCTGCATCTCCAGAGTAGTAGGAGAAGAGCCCACCTGTAGTACACCGTAGGACAAATGGAATTTTGCGAGGTAATTTCTCCACATCTTTCTTGGTAGAAATAAGATGAGAAATATCTTTATTAATAGGAAACTTCTTATTCGTAATATTAACACAGATGTTATCAGTGGCTTGCATAGAAGCGTTGTAACAGCAATTATCAATCAAATCTTTAATCTGTAAAAAGCAGTTATTAACAAAATACATTCCATTAAACTTCTTAAGCGTGACTGTTGATAAGCGAGTGGTAGGATCTACATCATCTGTTACAATAACGTTCAAATGTTTTATAAAATGATACGGCATAACAACTAAAGTGCCTTTTATAGCTAAGATATTGCCTATCTTAACAGAGGGTGAGTCATTAGTTTTATTGTACCATATGGAATACAAATTACTCTTTAGGATACTTGCTAAAAGGGCTTCACCATTAGGGTCAGCTATTAGTGTCATTTGGGGACGCACAACTTCAGCGGAATTATGTTTAACTCTAGGTTTTTGTCGAACCTGAGAATAATCTCGTTGAGCTTCAACGTCATCCATTTCTCCTTCCTTATTAAAATACTTACTTCCGGCCTTGTATGCCATAACAGCAAGGGGCAAAGCCGCAGATAAGGAAATCATCCAAGGTAAAATACTCTTTAAGGTTTCATATATGCTTCTTTGTAAGTTTGTAAGGCACGAGAATCTCTCTTCAAGAAATTGCTTAAAACCCCCAGTTGGTAAGGGGCCACTATAAATATAAGGCTCATTAGTGGGCAACACGTAATCTCTTACAAATGAAGACGTAAAATATTTCTTAGTACTTTGCTCCAACAAATCAATACCTCCATGAGACAATAAATCCAAAACAAATTTCAAATCATTACCAAACCCATTATGTACTTTCCTAAATAAAGCATAATTCTGGAAAAAGTAGTGTTTCTCAGAGGAATGATCTTGCTGATCCATTTGAGCAACAAAGTCTCTAGCTATATCAGAAAATGTCCAATGTGTCTTATAAAACAAGCAAGCATTTACGAATTTCTGCGGTTTAGTGTAATTCTCTAGAGTCCTATACTTCGAAAAGTCAAAGCCGCTTTGACATTCAACATCTGTCTCTTCCATCAAGATGTCATAATTGGGATCTTCAGATTTTTCTTTCACATAAGAGTGCGTAGCGGGTCTTATAGTCTCTATAAGTTCACTAGTTTTCTGAGCGAAAAACTTTTCCGTAAGTCTTTTTCGCTCAGCTGCTATAGTTACCAATTCATTAAAGGAAATCTTAGCTTCGAGCTTGCCTGTAAATAAGTCCTTTGGATAAAATTCCATCATACTAGGATGCAGAGAGGAAACTCCGTCTCTTCCTTTGGGTAACAACTCTTTATCTATTTTCCTAGTCCAAACTGAACTACTACAAGGAACTGAATATTTTTCTTTAATAACTGCCACGTAACAGAAGTCCACTCTCCTATAAAGAGCATTAACATCTGTGATAGATGGCGTGTGAGTAAATTGAGATTGATTAGTCGTTAATAATATAATAGGAGAAGCAAAAATCATATTCCCTTTATCT